ACCGGATGGCCGCGCGCCCCCTATCCGTACACTCACACGCGCGCAATCCTCTTCATCGCTCGCGTTTTCGGCCAATCACAGTGCGTCTGCCGCGTCTGTATATTTGAACGACTTGGGCCCTAAGGGGTGGACTGGTCTATAAAGGAAAAGTCGATTGGCCCATCGTCTTTAATTCAAAATGCCTAAGCGGGACGCCCCATGGCCCGTTGTACTTGGTGATTGACGTGGCTTAAATTGGATCATGCTGCTGAGTCTATTTGCAGCTGATGGTGAAGGAGATATCTATATATTGGATTGGACGTGTAGGCTATGGTGTATGCGACTCAGCATTCTACCACGTTTGTATCGTTATTAATTACTTGTTCTGTTTATTCATTGTCTTCAACTGATAATGTATCCTATGAGGAATAAACGTGGTTTCTATTTTAGTCCACGTCGGTATTATCCACGTAATGCTGTGTTTAAGCGATCAACAACTTCGAAGAGATATGAGGGGAAACGACGACGTGTAGATGCTGGGAAGCCCAGTGATGAGCCGAAGATGCATGTTCAGTATGGGCCAGAGTTTGCCATGGCCCATAATTCAGCTATCTCGACCTATATCACCTACCCCAGCCTGGGTAAGACCGAGCCCAGTCGAAGCCGGTCCTATATTAAGTTGAGAGGGCTTCGTTTCAAAGGGACCGTGAAGATTGAACGTGTCCAAGCGGATGTGAACATGGACGGTTCGACGCCCAAGGTCGAAGGAGTGTTTTCTCTTGTCGTTGTCGTGGATCGCAAGCCTCACTTGGGTCCTTCTGGTTGCTTGCATACATTTGACGAGCTCTTCGGTGCTAGGATACACAGTCATGGTAACCTCAGCGTGACTCCCTCTTTGAAGGAGCGTTACTATATACGCCACGTGTGCAAACGTGTATTGTCCGTGGAGAAGGACACGCTGATGGTAGACGTGGAAGGATCCATTTCTCTCTCTAACAGGCGTTTCAACTGTTGGTCTACGTTTAAGGACGTGGATCGTGAATCATGCAACGGTGTTTATGATAATATCAGCAAGAACGCTCTGTTAGTCTATTATTGTTGGATGTCTGATACTGTGTCTAAGGCGTCAACTTTTGTATCTTATGACCTTGATTATGTCGGATGATCAATAAATAATGTTTATGTAAAGCTCATTGTCTAAATATATGGAATGAAAAAAGTTTATATTTATTTTAACGACTTGGCCTGAGAAGGCTGACAATTATTATTAATACATTCTTGGACCGCAGTCCTAACTAGCTCATTCAACTGGCCCATTGACATTGTGATATTGGACTCGGCTCTTTGGGCCCCCACTATCGAAGCAGACTCTCCCGGATCTAGGACGCTGGTCCCAAGCCTGCTCAGGTGCCTGTATGGATGGAGTTCGTTTTCCATCTCTGAATCAGCGTCCGAATGACCAGCTCCTATTGTGCTCCTGGAAGCCCATGACTCTCCAGGCCTTATCTCGATTGGGCCTCTTAGCCCAACTCTGGACATGGACGCGCACCTGATGAGCTTCCTTTCCCATTTCCCATAGTCGACATGGGAGAAGTCCACGTCCTTGTCTGTGAACTGTTTGGATAGGATCTTCACTGTTGGTGCCCGGAAAGGGATGTCGACCGAGTGTTTTGCCGTGGACAACTTCAGCTTCCCTTTGAATTTGGCGAAGTGGGTCCTCTGATGGACATTGGTGTCGCATACTCGGTAGTATAGCTTCCATGGAATTGGGTCCTTTAGCGAGAAGAACGAAGCCGAGAAATAGTGGAGATCTATGTTGCATCTGATCGGAAATGTCCATGATGCCTGCAATGATTCGTTGTCCGTCATTCGCTTGTCGTGGATCTCCACTATCACCGTTCCGGCGGCGTTGATCGGAACTTGTTGTCTGTATTCTATGACGCAATGGTCGATTTTCATGCAGCTACGACTGAGTCTAGCTGTTAATTGCGCCGCCGTGGAAGGGAATTGCAGTACTATCTCAGTTAGATCATGCGAAAGCTGGTATTCGTCCCGATGGGACTCTATGTAATTGAAGGCGTTCGGAGGATTTGCTAACTGAGAATCCATATAGAGAAAAATGGCCGCGCAGCGGAACCGATAGCTGACGATGAAGAAAGTGAAGAACTTTTGGTGAAGTTCTGTTGTTTATGCAGAGATGGGCTCTGCTAGAGGAATCAATTGATGGTGAACTGTGTTTTTGGGACAGTCAGGCTGACGATGAAGAAATTGAAGATTTTGTGGTCAATTTCTCTTGTTTATGCAGAGATGTGCTCTGCTAGAGGAATCAATTGCATAGGAAAATGATATGTTCTCTGTTTTGGGGTTTACTTGATGAACAGAGCAATTGTACTGCAAAAACTGTTTATGAATAAGAGATATGTATGATGGTGTTTATATAGAAACCCAGAAATAAGCGATGGCATTTTTGTAAATATGGGATGTTCCCCCGATTGCTCCTCGCTCAAAACTCTCTATGAATTGGGGGAACTGGGGGAACATTTATACTAGAACCCTCAATAGAACTCTCAATCTCGTTCGCACACGTGGCGGCCATCCGTTATAATATT